AAATATTTTATTGATAACTAATAATTAAAACAATAAAATATTTTATTTTATATAATAATTGTCAAGATATAAGGGTTAATTTAGATTTATATTAATAAATAAATTCAAAAAAAAAATCTTATATTATCATATAATGACAACCCAATACTGCTCTTTAAACCTTTTACCGGTTAAAGGACTTAAAAATCCAAGACGTAGTTGTAAAAAAACTGATAAAGCTTCTGAAAATTCTGATTTATGCGAAGTATTAAATAATCGTTGTGGTTTGAAAGATAATCATAATCAAAGAGTAAGAAATCATAGTGCTAGAAAATCAACTAGAAAATCAGCTCCAAAAAAACAAAAATCATTAGCACCACCTCCTCCTGATGAAAAATTATTAAAATTTTTAGAAAATTCTGCTCGTAGAGCAGATGTTCCCAAGCGCAGCGCAGAACAAGAACGTATGGATCGTATTCGTTTAGGTGAATGTACTCCTAGAACTAGCGAAGAATGCGAATCAGAAATGCCTAATGTTTGTAGATGGGACAAAGGTCGCCGACAAGGAAAAGGTGAATGTGTTGTAGAAAATACAAGATCTGTTGATGGTCTTTCTGCCAGAAGGCGTGATGAGCGTACAGCATTAATGAATAAAGCTGAAGAAGCATATGCCAAAGATCGTTTTGATAAAGTTGGCAAAGTTGTTGAAAATCCTCCTAAGAGACAATAAATATTTTTTATATATTTTAAATTATAAAAAATATTTTAAATAAAAGCATTGTATGACCACTGTAATAAAGCTTGTCTTTGTTTTGGACGACATTTTATATCACCATTGCAATTTTTTTTTACTTGACCAAAATGTCTATTGAATGCTCTCCATCTTTTTATTTGTATTTCATCAACATCTTTAATACGCCTACCTAACCAATATCTACAATACCATTGAAACCAACCACGATTATCAGGATCATTTTGTATTTGAGGTATCCATCCATTTTTTTTCCATTCACCTAAAGACATTCTACTTTTTATATTAAAATAGTTACACTCAATGTTAGCTTTTTCAGGGGATAATTTACTATTTTCAATTGCGTCAAAAAACCATTCTACCGGAAATTCAAGAATACAATCATTTAAATAGCGTCCTTCAAATATTCCTAAATCTAACATTTGTTTAGGTGTATAATGCGGTTTAAAATCTGTATCATTAATATCACCCATATCTTTTTGGAGAATATATGTATAATTACCATTATCCATTCTATTGTAAGCAATAATTTCTCTTCCTTTAATATATTCTCTCTCAGAGTTTCCATATTGTAAAAGTTCAACCATATCTTCCAAAGTGCGCATTCTATTCATTTTATCTACTGTTTTTGTATCAATTTTATTCATATATATTATTTAAATAGAAAATCCAGAATATCCAACAGTATATCTTTTAATATTATCATGAATCGTATAATTTATATTAGGTGCAACTGGTTTCATTGGAGGTAATCCTCTAACTGCTCGTATAGTATCATTAAATTTATCATAAAAAGTGTATCCCCAATTAATATTCGGCACATATATATTAACTATTTCATTAACACTACCAGCTGCAGTTGATAAATCCCTAATTGCTTCCGTAAATGGTTTTGTAAATTTACTAATTTCAAAGTGCTCTTTTGTGATATTAAAACTATATATAAATAATAAAATAACTAATAAAATAATATAGTATTTCATTTATATAATAAATCAAATATTAGTTATTTAGGTCAAAATAAATTACACCCATATAACTAAATTTTAAAGCCATTACTCTGAAAAAATAAGCCTTTATAAAAGGCTTAGATGGTGATTCATTCCATTACAGAACTTATTAAAACCATCCACCAGAGGATGAACAATTGCTTATTCATATTTAAATATATTATTATTTTTTTAAGTATTTATTATTTATAATTTTAATTACTATTTAAGATTATAACAAATGTATTAATTTAATATGGAACAAATTACCTTACCTTTTTTTGTGCTGTTTTGGCATATATCATTTAGTGCTATAAATCAATTACATAAACATCATGATATCTCTAAAAATATTAATCATTTTATTCATGCCTTATTATTTGTAGTATTTTATAAAACTTTACCTATTTATACAATACCTTATATTATTGATTTGTCAATTGGCTTTTATATTTATGATGTATTCTTTATATTTTATAAGTTATTGATACAACAAGAAAAATTAATGAGACATTTACCATATATTTTTCATCATTCTTTGGCATTTTTTGGTCTTTTTGTCGCTAAAGATATTAGAATACAAAATTATACCTTAAACTATTATTACCTATTAGAATATTCTAATTTTATGATATATATTTCATACCATATTCATAAAAAATATGCTGAATATAAAAATTTAATAATAGTATCTGAGTGTTTTCAATATATTTGGTATAGTTATTTTAGGATCGGTAGATTTTTAATGTATACTGCTCAAATATCAGATATAATTTTTGAACAACATATTTCTATGTTTCTAGTATTAGTATTATTATTTTCAATGGGATTAATTTGGAGTTATAATCTTTTCCTTAAATGTTTTCGTGAATTATCATTAACAAAAAAAAATGATTAAATATTTTGGTAATTTATATTATCAAAATATTTATTTAAAACATAGTTCCTGGAGCAGCTACACCACGAACACCCATATTAGGGAAACCGACTAAATTAGCACCTAAACCGAAACCAGCACCTTGACGAGCAGCATAAGATATAGAAGGAGCAAACATATCTAATATAGCAAATACAGCGGCAGCAGTTAATGCTACAAGTAAAATTTCTTCAACATTTAATTTATCTTTGCCAATTAAATAGAGAGCAACTGCGACAGCACCACCTTCTATTAAATATTTAATAGCTCTTTTTACAACTTCTTGTAAATCCATTGAATTATTTTCAGTAGCCATAGTTTTTTATATATTTGTAAAAGAGAAAAAAAATATAGTAAATTAATATAAATCAATAAATTTAAAAACCATTTAAAAACATATTAATACTTATTTAATATAATATGACAGAAGTAGATACAGAAGACTATCTTGAAGTTGACACAGAAGTTCCAAATCAAAAATTTGTAGTCTTATCCTTTATTAGTCCTGAAAATGTATTAATGAAAAAAGAGGTTTATTTTCAATCCGAATTTTTAAAATGGTTATGTGTTCAAAGCGAATTTCTTGAAAACAATGTTTTAAAAAATAGTGAAGGAAAAACTCAATTAAACTATACAAATGTCAAAGAAAAATATGATGATTTTATGTTTAATAATGAAGAACAATTAGAAAATCAATTTCACGAGATGTGTGATTTTAAAACTTCTGTTAGAGGAGTAAAAGTTCGTGGTGTTTATGGATCACATCGTGAAGCAGAAGTTAGAAGTAAAGTTTTACAAAAATTGCATAAACGTGATAATGTATTCATTGGTCAAGTAGGTTATTGGCTTCCATGGGATCCTAACCCTAATCGTATTGAAAATCAAGAATATTTAGAACCTGAACTAAACACATTAATGAAAAAATATAAAGAAAACTCATTAAAACGTGATATTTATTATCAAGAAATTAAAGAACAAAATATGAAGGATAGTTTAAACAACAATAAATCTAATGATGTAAAGGAAAAATTGTTTAATGAAGAAGATACATGGGCACAGCGTAAAAAAGAAGATTAATTCTATAAAAAAAAAATATAATAATAATATATGAAATCTGTTGTATTATTATTATTTTTTACAGGCTTAATGTTTATTATTCTAGGTTATCAAAAACAACTTAATATATTACCTAATCCCAAAATAGAATATAGATATATACCTAGAACATTTTACGATGAGCAATTAAGTTCAGGTAATGTCTTAAAACAATTTAGTTCATTATTTGAAAATGAGAATCCATGGATTAAGGATAGAAATATAGAAGCTGATAATGTGAAAGATAAAAGTAATTTTTTTAACTAATTATATATCTATTTTTTTAAGTATATCAATAATTTCCATATCAAATTGAGGTATAATATAATCATCACGAAAAATATATTCAAATTCATCAAAATTAAAATATTCTTTCACTTTCTGATCAAAAAAATCATTAACTAATATAAAATTAGATGTGTTTTTATTTTTTCGTATCATTAATCTATAAAATTTATTTGATTTATTAAATAAAAAAATAAAATCATAGTGTTTTCTATCAACATAATAGATATAAATATTTTTTAAATTAATTCTTTCTATATTTATATCTGGAATACGAGGATCTATAATTTTAATGTAAAAATAATTTTCATAATTAATTATTAAATTTGCTAATTGTGAATTTTGTTTACGCATTTATTATTATATAAACTTTATTTATTTATATTAAAATTACATAGTATTATTTTGTAATTCTTCTAAAGATACATTTGATAGACTAGGATCTTGTTGAATCATAGCGTTTGCTACTGATAAATTATTATTTACAGGTGAATTACGAGATATATTATTAACATTATTATAATTATTTAGAAAACTACTATTGTTAGCTGTTCTAGAGGAATGAATAATTGGAGTATTATTTTTAGAATTTCTATTTATATTTTCCGAAAGTATTTGATTATCTATGGGAATTATAACTGAATTATTATTATTTGGAGTATTATTTTGTGATTTAAATATTAAATCAGCAGATATGGAAGGAACTATTGTTTGTTTTTTACTGGAATTATGATTAGCATTAACAAATACTTCAGATAATCCGTTTACAAAATTTGGTTTTTTTACAGTAGTATATTGTCCATATTTTTTATTATAATTTTCAATTATATCCTTATCTATTAGTGGACTAATATCTTGAAGATTTTTAATATCGGTTTTAATAATATTAAGCATATCCTTAGCAGATTGTCGTTCAGATCTATCAAGTGCTAACTCAATTTGTATTTTTTTATTTATTTGTTCATATTGTAATGAGCACATACGATGTCCTTCAGCTCTTTTTTGAAGTTGAAAGTAAGTGTCTATTGATTTAATAATTCCTACAAATATACTACCAACACCTAATATAATATTCATATTATCGTAACCTATATCAATACCAGTAGCAAAACCAATAGCACTTGATAATATTATTACAGGTATATTTATATAGTTTGATCTTCTATTAAATTTTTCATAAGAGGATAAATGAAGTATACCTAAACTTTCACATTCCTCAGCATGTATTTTCAGTAAATGTTCTAAATCATCACTATATTCAATTAATATTTGATTGGACATTTTATATAATATGTTTAACAAATTAATATTTATTTACTTTATTTATACTATATAATAAATTTAATTAATATATATGGACGCTATAAAAAAAGAAAAAATACTGACTTGGTAGATTCTAATATTAAGGCTTCATTTACATTAACATATGTATTATTAATAACTACAGGAACAATAACAATTATTGAAGCATTGCGAACTAAAAATCCAATTGTAAGACATATATTTAATCTGGAAACAGTAATATCAATTATAGCTGGTTATTTTTATTCTATATTTGTTTCTATTATAGAAAAGAATAAAAATATAAATTGGAATGAAATTAATAAATTGCGATATTTAGATTGGTCTATTACTACCCCTGTAATGTTATTAGTATTTTGTATAGCTTTAGCAGATCATTCAGAAGTTAAATTAAATTTTTTAATATATATTGGTATTGTGCTATTAAATTTTACTATGTTATTAATAGGATATTTAGGAGATACAAATAAAATGGATAAAAATCTAGCTATGACTACAAGTTTTATAGCATTTTTTATAATGTTTACAATTAGCTATATAAATTTTGTTAAACCAAAATATTCACTATTTAATTATATTTTATTTTCATTTTTCTTTCTAATTTGGTCTATTTATGGATTAATTTATAAAATGCGTGAAGATTATAGAGTAATAATTTATAATATATTGGATCTTTTTGCAAAATGCTTTGTAGGTATAGGTTTATGGCTTTATTTTACTGAATTATTTGTTTAACACAACCATATATAAATTATAAAAAAATTGATTTGTATATTTATTTTTCATATCTATAAATCAATATTTAATGCCGATTATTTTAGATGAAGAACAAACACGAGCAATAGATTTAATGAAAAGTGGTGCGAATGTATTTCTTACAGGAGGTGGTGGAACAGGTAAATCAAAAGTATTAGAAACATATATAGATTGGCATAAATTAAAATATCAGGAAGATCATTCGAAACTTTTAGGTATTACAAGTACAACTGGCTCAAGCGCTCTTTTAATTGGAGGAACAACTATACATAGTTTTAGTGGAATAGGAGTGAGCAGAGAATCACAAGATATGATAATAAGTAGAATATTAAAAAAGAAATATACAACAAAACGATTAAAATATATTAAAACTTTAATTATTGATGAGATTTCTATGTTAACGCCTTTAACTTTTCAATTATTATATCGTTTATGTCAAATTATCAGAAAAAATGAGATGCCTTTTGGTGGTATACAAATTATTTTAAGCGGTGATTTTTGCCAATTAGCACCCATATTGGAACAACATATTGAAAACCATGATAGAGAATATTGTTTTGAAACACCAGAATGGAATTATTCAAATATAGAAATAATCCATTTTAAAAAAATACATCGTCAAACTGATACACTTTTTATAGAAGCGTTGCAAAAAATAAGAATGGGAATATCCGATCAAGACACTACATGTTTATTAATGACTCGTTTTAAAGAAAATTTGGTAAATAATTATGGTGTTCTTCCTGTGCAGTTATTTCCTACTAGAATAAAAGCAAATGAAATCAATCAAAATTATTTTGATGAAATAGCTAAATCTGATAATAAAGAGATTAAAGATTATAATATATCAGTATCTTATGAAAGTCGTGATCCAGAAAGACCTATTTTAAATAAAACAGATATAGATAATCGCGTTTTAAGTCAGCTACCTATTGATGATAAAATCAAATTATGTATAGGTTGTCAAGTAATCTTAGTAATAAATTTATCAATAGAAGAAGCTTTAGTTAATGGTAGTAAAGGCATAGTTCAAGGATTTAATGAAAATAATGAGCCTATTATTATGTTTTCAAATGGTATACAAAAAAACATAGCAATATATCAATGGGAAATTGATGAAGGAAGTTATATTATAAGAGCGCAAGGAATACCACTTATATTAGGATATGGGTGCACTATTCATCGTTCTCAAGGAATGTCTATAGACTTAGCAGTAGTTGATATAGGTCGTGATGTATTTAAAGGAAATGGTGGATATGGCCAAATATATGTAGCGTTAAGTCGTGTAAGAACACTTATAGGTCTCTCAATTATTAATTTTGATCCATCGCGAATCAAATGTCATCCCAAAGTTGTAGAATTTTATAAAAATTTAGATAATCCTACTAAATATAATAAAGTGTTTGTTATAACAGCACCAATTTCTAAAATATCACGCGAAATAATAAAACCTAAAAAGGAAGAATTACAAAAAAAACAGTACAGTATTACTAGTTTTTTCAAATAAATATTCTAAATAAAAAGCAAAAAATAAATTAAATCGTTTAATTATATATATAAAATGGTCAATTCAAAAAAAAATAAAACTCGTTCTTCACAAATGCGTTCAAAGGGGCGTAGATCTTATAAATCGAAAAATATTATGAACGGTGGTTTTACGGTTTATGTTAAAGATATGAGTAATAACACATATCAAATCAATATTGATTCCAGTGATACTATATCAACTCTTAAGGATAAGGTTCAAAATATCACTGGGATTTCTACTTTACAACAACGACTTATATTTGCTGGTAGGAACCTTGGAGAAGGACATAATTGGAGAAATAGCACACTAGGGGATTACAATATCCGTCCAGACTCAACAATTCATTTAGTAGTAGCAGCAGCAAGCTCACCTTCAACTTGGAAGATATAATATGAAGTGATAATGTAAAAATTATTGAAAACAATTGTTTTCAATAATTTTTTTAAATAGATTTATAATATTTCCATCCCAAATCATTACAAATTTTTTCCCAAATAGCATCTTGCTCTTGTAATTTCTCTCTTGATTTTAACAATGGAAAACATGGTAGTAAATGATCTAATTCTAATAATTCACAGAATTTATGTAAAACATAAGTATAAGATAAAAAATTTTGTCTATTTGATGGACAATACTTCATAAATGGAATCTGTATTTCTTTAAACATAACGCGTAATGTTTCTTCTTGTGATTTTGTTATATTAGGTGGCGGTATGCCATTAATATGATTAATTATATGTGGTATATGTTCATAGTATTTATTTAATTCTAATTTTTTTAATATCTCTCTTATTTTATTAGATTCTATTATTTTTAAATCAGTAATTCTTTCTTTTTCAAGTTCTTTAATTATTAAACTATAAATTTCGTGTGGTATCTCAGTTGACTCTTTACCTTGAAACTGTGAAATGTGTTCATTGCGTGAACTATTTAGTATTTCTACTAAACTCCGACTATATCTTAAGCATCTTACCTTTTTAAGACACCTACTACCGTTTAGTCTGTGAACTCCTTACTTTCAATCTTGAAAGTAGTTAGCTGCTGATTGTCCAAGTATCTCCTCTACTTTTACGATTTCTATTCTATCACTAGAAATAGAATTGTGAGAGAAGTTTTTAAGGATTTTCCAGCAATTTGATAGTATCGCCATGAATTGTCTTTTTTATAATAAAAAATATTTTGATAAATTTATAAAAACTTCCATGACTAGCAGATTATTATCTGCTTTTCCACTCCATTTAGTGTTAAAGTGGTTAATCCGCTTATACGCGAAATAAGCTATCTCCTTTGGAGGTTCTTTATAACTAGGTTTGTCACAATCTATTAAAACATAGTCTTGAACACCACATTTTTCACATATCATTAAACCTTCAGCATGAACAAATAGTTTTTGAGTATTACACGATGAACATACTTCAACATCATCTTCTTTATTTTTATCTGTAATAAATCTACTATCAACATATCTCATATATTCATCCATCATTTGTGTTTTTGATATAGTATTTTTTTTAGAACTATCTTCTTTGACTTCTATATTAGAATTTGTAGTGTCTTTTTTAAAAAATTCAAGTATTGATTTGGACAAAGGATTTTTTTTTTCCATTTCAACACTTACTTGTTCAGTTGTATTTATTTTATTATAATAATTAAATAATATATGTCCAGTATTTACAAAATATTGAGTTGAATTATTTTGATAACGAATTACATTTATTTTTTTTTCAATATCTTCAATTTGAAATTTTATATTAAATTTCTCATCAAGTTGTTCATCTGTAATAAATGAATTTGATATATTTGACAATTCATTATATCGTATATTTTTCTTTTTTAATTCTTGTTGTAATATTTCTAATTCTTTTGTCTGTGATTCAAAATTTTTGATAATCTCTTGATGTTTGTTGTCTATATTTACCGGATGGTCATTTTTTTTCTTTTTAGTTTTATCTTTAAATATTATCATGTATATCTAAATTATGTAATTTATTCTTAAATATAAGAATTTTATTTTTATTAAAATAATAGAATTTTTGAAAGAATATTAAAAAAAAACGGTTTTTAATTAAAAATAATTGATTTTTACGCTTAAATCTATTTTAAATTTAATGTATGGAAAGATATAATATGAATAATAGTATAATAATTGAATTAATAAAGATATCATTTATATTCAATATGATAAATGATGGTTGGAAATTTAGGTTTTTAGAAGATAATACATTGGAATTTAAAAAGATACGAAAATATAATGAGAATATTAATTTATCAAATTTAATAAGGAAACATTTGTGTTAAATTATTTTGTTTGTTTAAATATATAGTAGAAAGATAAAAAAATATAGTTTTAATTAACTATATTTTTGCGTTTTTCTAAATTTTTTTTCTTATCATATTATATAAAACAACAAAATGGGTGGTGGCTTAATGCAACTTGTCGCTTATGGTGCTCAGGATATTTACCTTACTGGTAATCCTCAAATAACTTTCTGGAAAGTCGTCTATCGCAGACACACTAACTTTTCTATGGAATCTATTGAACAAACTTTTAACGGTGCTGCTGATTTCGGTCGCAAAGTAACCTGCACTATCTCTCGTAATGGTGATCTTATCTCTCGTGTTTACCTTCAAGTCACTCTTCCTCGTGTTTCAGTATCTGGTTCTCAACAATTCAGATGGCTCAACTGGCTCGGCCACGTTATGATCAAACAAGTTGAAGTTGAAATCGGTGGTCAACGCATTGACAGACACTATGGTGATTGGCTCCACATCTGGAACGAACTTACTCAAACTGCAGGTCACGCTTCCGGCTATGCTGCTATGGTCGGCAACGTTCCTCGTCTTGTTCAACCTATTTCTGGCAATGCTCTTGCGAATCCTGCTGTTGCCGGTTCAAGTGCTGATAATATGGCTCACGGTGCTGATGATACTACTGCTACTATGCCTGAAGAAACCTTGTATATCCCTCTTGAATTCTGGTTTTGCCGTAACCCTGGTCTCGCTCTCCCTCTTATTGCCCTTCAATATCACGAAGTCAAAATCAACCTTGAATTCCGTGAAGCTCGTGGTTGCTATTGGGATGCTAACAATGTTGCTGTTCCTTCTCTCAAGACTGCTTCTCTCTATGTTGACTACATCTACCTTGACACTGATGAGCGCAGACGCTTCGCTCAAGTTTCTCACGAATACTTGATTGAACAACTTCAATTCACTGGTGACGAATCTGTTAACTCCACTTCTAACAAAGTTAAACTCAACTTCAATCACCCTGTTAAAGAACTTGTCTGGGTTGTTCAACCTGACAGCCATGTAGATGCTTCTTCTACTCAAAGCGTTGCTGGTCTTCAATGGTTTAACTACTCTGATGCTCTTGATCTTACCCCCTTTACCGGCAATCCTGATAGCCCAATGGGAAGTGGTTTAACTGGTGCTGGTGATATCTTTAGCGCTGGTTCTATGACTCAAACCTTAAATAACGTCGCTCAAGGTCAAGGTGTTAACCCCAACAGTGCTGACTTTATTGCTAACTCTGGCTTAGTTGCCCCTGCTGCTCAAAATGTTGCCAATGTTTCTCTTTCTACTGCAAGAGTTTATGGTATTCATTCTGGAAACTTCTTGCTTGATCGTGGTGACAATCCAGTAGCTTCTGCCAAACTTCAACTTAACGGACACGATAGATTCTCTGAACGCCCTGGTAGCTACTTCAACCTTGTTCAACCATACCAACACCACAGCAACTGCCCCCCAGTTGGTATCAATGTTTATTCATTCGGTCTTAAACCTGAAGAGCATCAACCTTCCGGCACTTGCAATATGTCTCGTATTGACAATGCTACCCTTCAATTATCTCTTACTCATCGCGCTGTTCGTGGTGCCTCTGGTGTTCGCTCCTGCAAAGTTCGTGTTTATGCCACTAACTATAACGTTCTTCGTATCATGAGTGGTATGGGTGGTCTTGCTTACAGTAATTAAATATTTAATCATATTTTTATAAAAAATATATGATTAAATTGATATAGTTATCTGTTTTTTTAATTTCATATTATGAGGTGATACTAAGGAATATACAATGAATTTTTCACCATTATTATATTTTTCTCTACTTACTAAATTATAATCAAAAAAACGCAAAAATTGTCTTATTATAGTGATACATTTACTTTCATCAATATCATCTAAATATAATTTTGATTTACAGGGATAATAATATTCCGCAAGTTCATCATTTATTAACTTCATCTTTTCAACTGAACCAAATGTGATTAGGTCCTTTTTACGAAAACTAAATTCTTCCTTAAATTCTGTTAATCCTATTGTTCCTAACACTTTATTTAATATATTAATATTTAATTCTTTTCTAAATAATTGTGTCATAAAAAACGCTTATGTATATTATAATAAGATTTTTTTTTCAAATTATTGCCAATAACTCAACAACTTTACTTTTAAGCTGATAATATAAAGATTTTTCTAATTTGGGAAGAATAGGATAACAATCATGATAATATCGTTTGTATAATGTTTTAATATTAAATTGTGTAGGATATAAGTAGTTAAATATATGATTTGTGATAATAGGTCTCCATAATTTTGGAATAGCCTTTATACTTGTTTTAGGTAAAATAGTTAGAAGCTGATACATATTATAAATAGTATAATCAATAGTTTCATTTTTAAAATTTACATCAATAGATTTATTGGGATATTTATCAAGATAATTTAATAAATCATCTAAGCAAGGTGCTATAGGATACTCATAAAACCAAAACCAATCGGCACATCCTATTGTATAATATTTTAATATCCAAACAAGTCCATCAACATAGTTTTGAACCATGTAATTTATCATAAAATTATCATAATTACCATCTAACCAATATGTGTAAAATCGCTCTTTCCAACCATTTTCACCTAATAATATTGTGTCTTTTTCTCCAATCATATAAGGATAATAATGAACTAACATTTTTTTCTTATCATACTCGGAAATATTAGGTTTTATAAATGGTTTAAATTTACGATGTTCTATTGATAATTCTTTTAAAATTACATCTTCTTTTTTTATTAATCCAGATACTATAAATTTAAAAAATTCAAGATTAATTGTTATATCTTTATTGATTAGATGGACTTTAAATTTTTGATACCCTTTTTTATATAATTCACAAATTAAATCAAAACCCCCTTTCTGTATCTTGAGAATAAATAAATTTGGAATAAAATCATTACCCAATAAAAATGTAAGAAAAACATAATCAATCATTAATTTTTTTTTATCCATTGTATCAATATAAAATTCATTTATTATTTCATTTTTAAGAACAGTGGCATCCATATATAAATATCCTTCATCATTTTCGCGCATTTCAAATGGATAATAGGATGATTCTCTATATAAATATGTATAGGAATAGCCACGAATTAATGATAATATAATTAAATCAGCATCTAAACCATATATAACTTTTTGATGCCTTAAATGATTTTGTCTATTATCTTCTAGATGTTTGAAAAGCTTATGTTCACCCTCACCTTTATTAGAACTATTATCTAATATTACATTTATTTTATTATATTTATTTTTAATACTTTCAATATATACATTTAAATGTTCATTCAGCCTCTCCATAAATTTAGTGCCAGGTGTAATAGCATTACTATCCCAAATAGGCGTGTCTTTTATTATACCAGCATCCATATCTATCTGTTTTAAAATGTATGACTCTTTTGCTGATTTAAAACGACGTTGTCTTTGCTGGTTCATTTTAGCAAAAGGTGCTATACCATCAATAGCAATGTAAATTGTATCTAGATATTGTAAATCTATTGAATTAATTACTTTTTCTAGTAAAGCTACTACTTCAGTGCAAATATGATAATCTAATACTATTTTTTTTGCATGTTTTAAATTTTTATTAGAACAAACTATAGTTCGTGCATCATATATCATACCATTAAAATCAATATACAAAATAGTAGGCATTTTATCTATAGCTTTTAATACAGCATGACTCATATTTGTAGCCACATATTTAAAATAATAAGGTACTCCCATTTTTTTTAATAAAGAATAATATTACATATATATCAATTTTATTCTTTATTATAATACAAAAAAAATATTTTAATATTCATCTTCATCTTTTAATAAACACGCATTTACAATTGGTTTTTCTTCAATTAATTTTGGTTTACGTGTATTAACTTCAATATTTTCTAGATTACCATTTTCTCTATATTTTAATACATCATTCCAAAAATCTTGAAATATAGGTAAATTTTCCATAAACCATTTACGATCACGATATACTTCAAAACAAGAATATTTTGATAAATACCAATAAATTACATCTATATATATTGTGTCATCGTATTTTTCAATAATTTTTTGTTTTTCATCATTAATCCATTCATCAGGATCTATATTAAATTCACTATAAATAATGTGTTTTATTTGTAAATTATCATAATATTGTAATATAACACCTTTGAAATCTCGTTCATTATCTTCTTTATAAAATTCAATACACTGATATTCATCAAATTTACATTCAACAAATTTACATCTATTTAAATTAGTCACCTCCATTTGTAATTGAGTTTGTATCCAATAATCTTTTTTTGGGACGCCTTTAATATCTCGTGTTATAGGGCATTTAATCTCTAATAAATCACCATCTTCATCTATACCATCTGGGCTAGCAGCTATAAATTTATAAATAGGATGTTCAATTGACTCAAAACTATGTATTTTTTTTCCAATTTTTTTTGAATAAATATTTTGTGCTATAATTTCAAAACGATTACCATGTTCTGTAGCATTACTACTAGTATTCTTATATTCAAATGGCTTTGCTTTATACAATAACATTGAATTTCTTGATTTTGAAAAAATTTGACCAGCTTCACTGGCATTAATATGATTGTGTCTAAAAGATAACCATTCCTCCGATTTTTGTGCTTTATTTTTAGGAATAGTTAATAAATGTTGTAATTGTTTACGATCATTTAATAAAGATGTCCTGTTTTTTTTAAATTGATATCTCTTTTCATTAAATTGCGGTAAACAATAACAAATTATCTGATCTAATATATAATTATGAAAGTCACCTTTACTATAAACTTCTAAAATTATTTCAGTAATATATTTTTTCCAATGATTGAAATCCCAATTTTCATTTTCCCCCATAATTTTACTATTTATGATTAATTCTGTTATTTCCATTTCCATAATAAATATTTAATTTAATATATTATCTTCAATTTTTTATATTAAAATATATTATTTTATTTCAGGTAATATTAATTCCTTTACAATTACTTTTTCTATTTTAATAGAATTAGGATCTTTAGATTTATCATTTTTTTCGGTCACAACTGTGCTTTCTCCTATTTTAATAGTGTCCGCTTTAAAACTATATTTAGACCAAGCATTATTATTAAAAGGAGTTATTTTTATACCGCCAGCATTTAGTTTTTTTCTATAATTTTCTAACATGGCTAAATCTTTATCAGACATTGAACTATCGTTATATAACTTATCTAATGGGTAAAAGGTATTTTCAGAAGGTTTTACTCCATAACAGTGTATACCTAAATTTAAATCTTCATCCATTACTCCACCATTTAATCCTTTTTTACCTAAGCAAGTAGCATTATCTGTGTCATTTTGTAATGGATAATAAGCTTCACTTTTCTCAATCCAACCATAATTACACCAATTAGCACCATTATTATAAGAGTCATTAAGTTGTTCTTTTGTTGCTAATTTAGAATTAAATAAGGCTTTACATACTTTGTCACCTTGATTTTTTAAAAAGATATTATTTTTAACCAAAAAAACTTCTTCCAAAGGTTTTGCTGGAATTTTTAATTGTTTATCATTTTGAACTAATTTAGGTTTATCAACATCACGTGTAGTATCATTCTCTTTAGTTTTTTCATTTTTTAATTTAGTCTCTTTATTTATTTGAGCACGTAAATTTAATAGTTCATCATTCACCTTTTTTAATTCATCATCTATTTCTTTTGA